GAAAACATCAAGGGCAGAATATCAGCGCGGGATTATGGATGCATTATCCGACCCGCAGATTGAAACTGTTGTCGTGATGACTTCGGCCCAGGTTGGGAAGACTGAGATTCTCAATAATGTTTGCGGATATTTTATGTCCCAAGACCCGTCCCCTATCCTTGTTGTTCAACCGACTCTGGACATGGCACAAACATGGTCAAAGGATAGGTTATCGTCAATGATTCGAGACACGTCAGAACTTCAGGGTTTAGTAAAAGACCCAAGGGCGAGAGACTCAGGAAACACAACCTTACATAAAATTTTCCCCGGTGGGCATATCACCGCCTGCGGCGCGAACTCCCCATCGTCCCTGGCTTCCAGACCCATCCGGGTTGTCTTATGCGATGAGGTTGACCGCTATCCGGTCTCCGCAGGCTCAGAGGGTGACCCAGTATCCCTGGCTAGAAAGCGGTCTGCGACCTTCTGGAATCGCAAAATTGCTATGTTTTCGACCCCGACAAACAAGGGAAATAGTCGGATTGAGACTGCTTTTGAGGAATCAGACAAGCGGTCTTTCTATCTTTCGTGTTCCCATTGTGGGCATGAGCAAACCCTAAAGTGGGGAAATGTCCGGTGGGATGAGGGTAAACCCGAATCCGCGCACTATGTCTGCGAGGATTGCGGAGCGGTTTGGGATGATGCCGACCGCATCAGAGCGATTCGCGCAGGGAAATGGGTTGCCGAGGAACCAGGAAAAAGGGTCGCGGGCTTTCGGCTCTCAGGACTTTATTCCCCCTGGACACCATTAGAGTCGGCCGTGCGAGATTTCTTAGAGGCCAAGAAACAACCGGCGACCTTGCGGGTCTTCGTGAATACTTTCTTGGGCGAGGTCTGGGAAGAGCAGGGCGAGTCCGTTGACGATTACCAAGTGGCCGAGCGGCGAGAGGAATTCGGCGAAACACTTGAGAAATCCATCTTATTACTGACCGCCGGAGTCGATGTTCAGGATGACCGACTAGAGGTTGAGATTGTAGGGTGGGGTAAAGATGAAGAATCCTGGTCTCTTGATTATCGGACATTGTATGGCGACCCTTCCTCTCCCGCAGTCTGGCAAGACCTGGACAACATTCTTGGTCAACAATTTGAGCGAGAGGATGGAAAGATTCTCACAATCCGCTCTGCCTGCATAGACTCTGGGGGACACCATACAAACTCGGTCTATACCTATGTCCGACCAAGAGAGGGCAAAAGAATTTTTGCAATCAAGGGTGTAGGTGGAACCGGGAAACCGATTGTCGGCCGACCATCTACAAACAACATCGGGAAGATTCGTCTGTTTCCGGTTGGGGTAGATACGGCGAAGGAACTTTTGTTTTCTCGACTGCGGATTACAGAACCAGGGCCGGGATATTGTCACTTCCCGATGAGTCGAACCGATGAGTATTTCCGGCAACTAACCGCAGAGAAACAGGTCACTAGGTATCACAAAGGATTCGCCAGGCGGGAATTTGTAAAAACCAGACCTAGAAATGAAGCACTCGATGTCCGTGTTTATGCGATGGGCGCACTTGCAATCCTCAATCTAAACCTCACCGCACTACATAACCGAACCTTTATGCAGAGGGAAAATCCTCCCGAACCGGACAAACCGCAAGTCGGCCCAACAAAACCAAGGCGACCTATAAACAAAAATGGTGGATTTATCAACGGTTGGCGGTAGAATTCCGATAAATTGTTGGAGGAACAATGGCTAATTTATTTGAAGCCGCAGAATCGCCAATCATTGAACCGGAAAGATTCGTTCTCGGTGATTATGTTAGATGGCGCAGAACCGACCTTTCGGACGATTATCCTAATACCGATTACACCATGACCTATGTTGCCAGGGTGGCGGCAGGGGGATCTACGGAGTTCCAGATTGTCGGGACTTCCTACGATAATGATTTTTTGTTTACTGTTTCCTCTGCGACCTCGGCTGGATACACCGCCGGGTTTTACCATTGGCAACTAGAGTGTCTCAGAAATTCGGATAACAATAGAATTGTTATCGACCGGGGAACCTGGGATATCGTTGTTGACCTGGATAACAATGGGTCTGATCCGCGAACCCATGCGGAAATAATGGTCGCCAAGATTGAGGGTTTGCTTTCGGGTAAAGGCGATGCGGATGTTGCGAACTACTCGATTGCCGGTCGCAGTCTGACCAAACTTACCTTTGATGAGTTGCTAAAGGCGCGGGATTTCTACCGGGCAGAGGCTCACAAAGAATTGATGGAAGACAGAATTCGGCAAGGCCGGGCTTCTGGCTCAACAGTTAAGGTGCGATTCTGATGAAACTCTTGGATATATTTAAGCGCAATCGCAAGGTCAAAAAACGGGCATATCAGGGAGCAAATACGGGGAGGTTATTCTCGGACTTTGTTACCTCGAACCGCTCTCCAGATGCGGAGATTCGGTTTGCCCTGGAGACTTTGCGGAACCGTTGTCGAGACTTAGAGCGCAATAATGAATATGCGCGGCGATATATCCATCTCTTAAAAACCAATGTAGTTGGAGAGCGCGGCCTAAGTATGCAAGTCAAGGCCAGGAATACCGACAACACTTTCGACCGCATTGGAAATAGTATTATTGAGCGGCAATGGTCAGAGTGGGGCAGGCTCGGAAATTGCACGGTTGATGGAAAGATGTCTTGGGCCGATTCTCAAAAATTCTTCATTCAATCCTTAGTCCGCGATGGCGAAGTTCTGATTCGGAAGGTCAACTATCCGAACAAATGGGGATTCGCGCTAGAGTTCCTCGAACCCGATTTGCTGGATGAGAAGAAAAACGAAACCCTTCCAAACGGACATCAAATCCGTATGGGTGTCGAGATTGATAAATTCTACCGTCCAATTGCCTACCATATCCTCACGGTTCATCCTGGGGATTACCAGTTTTTGACTGCGGCCAGAAGAACTGAGCGAATCCCTGCCGACAAAATTCTCCATATTTACATTGGAGAGCGGGCGCAACAGACGCGAGGGGTTCCGCTTATGGCGACAACCATTGCCTCGCTAAAGATGTTGCATGGGTATCGGGAGGCTGAGTTAGTTGCGGCCAGAACCGGCGCGGCCAAGATGGGATTCTTTACATCACCGACCGGAAACGAATTCCCTGCGGATGACAGAGAAGATACTTTTGTTCCGATTATGGAGGCCGAACCAGGAACCTTCCATCAACTACCAGATGGCATGGATTTCAAACAGTTCGACCCGACCCATCCGACAACCGCATTTGCAGACTTTGAGAAGGCCATTCTTCGCGGGATTGCCTCTGGTCTGGGGGTCTCTTATACAAGTCTGGCAAACGATTTAGAAGGTGTCTCATATTCCTCGATTCGTCAGGGTGCGCTAGAGGATAGGGATTTTTACAAGACCTTGCAAAACTTTATGATTCAACACTTTGCGGAACCCATATATCGTGAATGGCTGACCCAGGCGATGACCACAACTGCGGTCTCGTTACCAATTACCAAATTTGATAAGTTTTCTGAGACTGTTGAATTCAGGGCAAGAGGTTTTGCCTGGGTTGACCCGCAGAAAGAAATCACCGCCGCAGTCACCGCGATGAACAATGGAATCATGTCCATGCAAGATGTCGCGAATCAATATGGCCGCGATGTCGAAGAAACATTCGAGCAGATTAAGATGGAAACAGAACTCGCAAAAGAATATGGCGTGAATCTGTCATTCCAACCATTCGGTCAAAAACTTCCCGCACCGGCAGAAATTACTGGAGCATCTGAAGAGCAATTATCAGAAGTTCGCTCAAAACCAATAGCGGTTCAGCCCGTTATTGAATCAAGTCCAATTGAAATGAAAATTAGAGTTCAAACGGATCAGAAAAAGAGCAAAAAACAAATCAAATTGATTAGAGACGAAGACGGTCGAGTAGTTGGCGCAGAATCAGAGGAAGAATAATGATTACAACCACAATTTGTAAATCTTACAAAAAAGAAGTTTTGGAAGGTGTCCATAGTTTAAGCGACACTTACAAAATTGCTTTGTATACTAATTCTGCAACCTTAAATGAATCCACAACGATTTACATTACCGCAAATGAAGTCACGGGAATAAATTACACCGCAGGCGGTCTTGAATTGACAGGATTTACAACCGGGTTGTCCGGGTCGATTGCATATTTATATTTTGATAATGCGGTTTGGTCTGAATCAACAATTACTGCTAGAGGATGTTTGATTTATAATTCTAGCAAAGGAAACAAAGCGGTTGCGGCATTTGATTTTGGTGCGGATGGTATATCTGTAAGCGGGGACTTTACAGTAACAATTCCACAAGGAACATCCAGCCCAATAAGGATTGCTTAAATGTCCACAATCGTAACCAGAGCAGGGAAAGGTTCGCCTCTTACTCATGCAGAAGTAGACGCGAACTTTACCAACCTAAATACGGACAAATATCAATCCGGCGCAAATGCGCTTTTCACCTCCGTAGCCTTAGACGCACCAACCACAGACGCAACCCTGACAATCGACACAGGCATTACTGGCTGGGTTTACTCTGGTAAGACCGTGAGTGTTGCGGGACAGGAAACAACCCCTCAAGGATTATTTATTGGTTCAAACGGAACTAAGATGTATGTCTGTGGTTCAGCAGGTGATGATGTAAACGAATACACACTTGGGACTGCTTGGGATGTTTCTACCGCAACATTTACAGCGGTATCAACAGGGGTAACACAAGACACCGCACCAAACGATGTTTTTTTCAAAGACGATGGTCTGACGATGTTCATGCTTGGTCAAACAAACGATACCGTCTACCAATACACATTATCCGTAGCGTGGGACATTACAACCGCAACCTACGCATCCAAGTCCTTTAGCGTCACGACTCAAGAAGGAACGCCAACTGGTATGTGGTTCAAGTCAGATGGGACGACCATGTATATTGTTGGAGCTAACAACGACACGGTTTACCAATACACATTAAGCACACCTTGGGATATTTCAACCGCTTCTTACGCAAACATTTCTTTTAGTGTTGCCTCACAAGACACTAATCCACAACAAGTAAATCTAAGCGCAGACGGAACAAAAATGTGGGTGCTTGGCGCTATTGGTGATGACATAAATGAATATACGCTTGGAACCGCTTGGAACATTGGAACCGCCACTTTTGTAAATAATGCATTTATTGGATTTCAAGAAATAAGCCCAACTGGATTATTTATAGACTCAACTGCGGCAAACAGAGTTTATGTGGTTGGCTCTTCAACAGATGCAGTTTATCAATACAACACAGTATCAAATACGCTTGGCGCAACAACCGACAGGTTTTTTGTAAGCGGTGAAACTTATGCAAACGGTAATTTTTACGCCAGTGGCAATGCTTCTGTAAACGGGACTTTAGGCGTAACTGGTTCGGCCTCTTTCGGCACAACAGGTGTCAGCGGAACTTTAACTGCATCTGCCGCAGTTAATTTTTCAACTGCTGGAAGCAACATATCAATTGGAACTGGATTAACTACTGGAGTTTTAACTCTTGGTGGCACAGCTCAAACATCAGCAATTACAGTAGGACAGTCCACAGGCGCACAGACCCTTAACCTTGGTACTGGCGCAACTACCAACGGAACCACAAAAGCAGTCAACATCGGAACCGCTGGTGTCTCTGGGTCTACTACAAATATCGCTATTGGCTCTGCGGTGTCTGGGGCCACAAGCAGGACTACGCTAAACGGAATTGTTATAGAGAGCATCAGCGCGGCAGTATCAGCGGCAGGAGCAACCCAAGGAACCGCAACCGCCTTGGTGTCAAATATCAACAATGTGACCGTTGTCGCGGCAAGTGCTGATGGAGTAATTTTGCCTACTGCGGTGGCTGGTATGCGGATTCTGGTCAGAAATAGTGATGCGGCAGATACGCTAAAAATCTACCCAGGAGCGGGGGCGCAGATAAACGCACTAGGAAACAACGCATCATTCTCATTAACGGCCGGCTCGACAACCGAACTGTTTGCCAGCACTACAACCCAATGGTATACATTTTAAGTAAAGAAAAATGAGTGCTTATGTAGTCAAAAACTATTGGGAATATGGTTATGCGGTTGGTGATATTCTTGATGCAACTGTTTCTATAACAGGTGTTGAATTAACAATAACCGCAGGAACTCTTTCGGTAGAAATTAAAGGTTCAAAAGGAAGCACACCAAGACGCAAAAAGAAACATCCGTATTTTTTACCATTTAATCCGATACCAATAAGTTTTGATGTTTCAAAATCTGCAACTGTTAATCTTGATGCAAACTATATTGTTTCAAGCGTTGGAACTTTGACTGCAATTGGCGATATACATATCAACGGGAATGTTTCAATATCTATTGACCAAAATATAGAAACTTTTGTTGACAAATTGAACATAAAAACAATAATCAACCCATCCGAAGATGAACTTATGTATCTATTTTCAATATGATTTACAAAGGTGAAGAAATCAATTCCCGTCCTACTGATGCGATGGCCCAAGAGGCCGAGCGCGGTCTCGCCTGGAGGCAAGAGTTCGGTCGCGGCGGCACGGAAATCGGGGTTGCCAGGGCAAGGGACATCAGCAATAAAAGAGAACTCTCCGCAGAAACAATTCGGAGAATGCACTCTTATTTCTCCCGGCACGAAGTCGATAAGCAAGGCCAAGGGTTTAGTCAGGGCGAGGAAGGTTATCCGTCTGCGGGGCGAATCGCCTGGGCCTTATGGGGTGGAGACCCAGGACAATCCTGGGCAAGAGCGAGGGTCGAAAGAATGAATAAACTTGATGAAGAAAACCGCGCCGCGCCAGATGCTCTAAGTGTCGGCGACTTTGTTTCCTGGGATAGTTCGGGTGGCCGCGCCAGGGGTAGGATTATTCGAATTGTGCGGGATGGGGATATAAATGTTCCAGATTCAGACTTTGTGATTACCGGAACGCCAGAAGACCCGGCCGCTCTCATCCGGCTTTATCAAGAAAACGAAGATGGCTGGAATGCAAGCGACCGTCTGGTTGGGCATCTGTTTTCTACCCTGACAAAGATTGACGAACTCCGCTCGATGGATGCGAGGCCATATCCCAATGAACACGCCGCCAGATTGGAAGACCCTGATAAATATGATTCTTTCCGCAGAGAAAACGATGCGGGAGGAACTGGCATTGACTTCATCTTTGGCATCAAAAACGGTCAATCTGAATTGCAGGCAATCCGGTTTGATAAGGACTTATTCACCCCGGCGCAGGCAAAGGAGTGGTTGAGCGACCATGACTTCCAGCCGATTCTTTTTGAAAATGCCTCAGAGGAAAGACTTGCAACAATAGAGAATTCCTATGAGAATCGCGTTATGGATAAACGGCATATTGTTGATGTTGAGGAAACAGAATCGACCTATGTGATTACTTTCGCAAAGGCCGAGGAAGTTGCGCCTCCATCTGAAGAGGTCGAAGTTGACCTCGAATCCGTTGCGGAAGGCGAGTCTGAGATGATGGAAATGGCCCGCAAGGCCGAAGGAAAGACTGTTTCGCACCGCGCAACCGATATGATGGCCGAGGTCAAAGATGACCGCCGAGTGGCAATGGCAATCAGTTCCGAGTTGGGAGTTGACCGGGGATGGGGAGAGGAAGTTCTCGACCATTCTGCTGACGCAATTGACCTAGAATTTTTGAAGTCTGGCCGCGCACCATTGTTGCTCGACCATGATCCGACCAAGCAAATTGGTGTAATCGAATCTGTTTACCTTGATGGCTCGGCCCGTAGACTGCGGGCGACCGTGCGCTTTGGAAAAGGCTCACTTGCCAATGAGGTTTATCAGGATGTTGCCGACAATATCCGGGGGAATGTTTCCATCGGATACATCGTCAACAAAATGGTGGAAGACCCAAAAGGCTCAAAGGTTTACCGAGCAACAAGTTGGACACCGCTAGAGGTTTCTGTTGTTTCTATCCCCGCTGATGCGTCAGTCGGCGTGGGCAGAGCGGCTGAATCTTCGCCTTCAATTCAACCTTCCATTTCTCAAGGAGAAAATAAAATGGAACAAGCAAAAGTTGAGTCGGTGAGCGTTGATAGCGCAGTCGCCGCTCGTAATAAAGAAGTTGCTGAAATGCTGGCACTTGGTGCAAAGCACAATCAGCGTGGTCTGGCCGATGATGCAGTTGCCCGTGGCGCAAGCATCGAGCAGTTCCGTGGAATGTTGCTGGACAAAATCGGCGACAAACCCCTGGAGCAGATTGATGTTGGCATGACCAAGCAAGAGCGCAAGTCCTATTCTCTGACCCGCGCAATCGCCTCTGCCGCTACCAATGGCGGCCGTGTTGGCGGTTTCGAGGGCGAAGTTTCCCAGGAACTCGCAAAGCGTTATGGCAAAGACCCCCGTGGTTTCTTTGTCCCGACCGACATCTTCAAGCGTGACATTCTGACCTCTTCGCCTGCTAACGGCTCGAACCTTGTAAAAGAAGAGTTCCTGGCCGCTGAGTTTGTGGATGCTCTCCGCGCAAATGTGGTTGTGATGGGTCTCGGCGCACGGATGCTCTCCGGCCTGAAGGGCGACATTGCTATCCCCGCTCTGAATGCCAAGACCTCGACCTATTTCGTGGCCGAGAATGTGGCTCCGACCGAGGGCGCACCGACCTTCCGTCAAATCACGATGTCTCCCAAGACCCTTGCGGCTTATGTGGACATCTCCCGCAAACTGATGATGCAGAGCGACCCGTCTGTTGACCAGGTGGTTCGTGATGACATTACCCGTAATTTCGCGGTAAAGATTGACGAAGTTGCAATCGAGGGCGGCGGCGCAAATGAGCCGACCGGTATCCTGGGAACCAGCGGCATCGGTTCGGTTGCTATGGGTTCAAACGGTGGAAATATCACCTACGCAAAACTCGTTGACCTGGAGAAAGAAGTCGCAATCGACAACGCTCTGTCTGGTCGCCTCGCATTCCTGACCAACCCCAAGGTTGTCGGTTCTATGCGTCAGCGTCCCCGCCAGACCTCCGGTGTTGAGGGCAACTTTATCCTGAACGATAGCAATATGATTCTGGGCTACGATGTTGCCTCCACAACCTCGGTTCCGAGCGACCTGACCAAAGGAACATCGTCAGGCGTTTGCTCCGCAGTCATCTTCGGTAATTTCAACGAACTGATGATTGCAATGTGGGGTGGCCTCGACATTCTGGTTGATCCTTATAGCGGTTCTGCCGCTGGAACGACCCGGATTGCTTGCTTCCAGGACATTGATGTTGCGGTGCGTCACGCAGAATCCTTTGCGGCAATCAAGGATGTAACGACCTAATCAATGGTCATTTCGGGAAAGCGGGGGGTCTCATAAGGACTCCCCGTTTTTTTATGTATCGACTCATAGACTTCAAAGATAAACACCTCGGCCAGACTTGCGCGATTCTGGGCGGCGGGGTTTCGCTACCAAACGACCTTAGACAAATCCCCCAGGTTGATTGCCTCATCGGGATAAATCATCACTCGGTCATCTTGCCTCTGGACTATCTCGTTTTCCTCGACCGGGAAATGTGGAAATACATTGAAACAGTAGACGGTTGTTATAAGGTTTCTAGTTGCAACCGATGGAAGGGCCGGTCGGATTTCATCCATGTCGGCGAGTCTCCAACAATCGGTTTTTCCGGTGCGCTCGGGGTCTGGTTCGCAGACCAACTCGGATTTGAAACAATCTTCGTCTGCGGGATTGACCAATACCAAGACCACAAAGGCCGGGAGTATTGGTGGCAGGCAGTTCATTGTGAGCCGTTTGAATCCAAGCATAAATCGGCTCGGGATGACTTGACACGATGGAAACAATTTTTGGTAACATTGCAACACCCCGAGAGGATTTATTTTGTTTCTGGACGATTAAATGAATTGCATCAAT